TAACTGCAGCATGACTATCATCTACAACTTTCAAAAATTTACTGTATTTAAATCTTGCTCCATATTTATTTAATTCTGTAGACTTTGCATATTTATTTACATTATAGTTGATACTTGTTAACACCTGATCCGGACCAGATGATAAATTTGGATTATAATAAATTTTAGAATCAGTTTCTATATACAGATATTTTAAATCTAGAATTTCGGGAACTATTCCCGCCACTGCATATTGCTTTAGTTTTGTTTTTATATTTTCTTTAATTAAATTTGGTAAAAATTCACCAGTTCTGGGTTTAATGCTGATAAAGACCTTTCCATACTGAGGTGGAATCAATTCTTCCCCACCAAAAACAGAAATAGATTCTGTTTCTGGATATATTACATTCTTGACTAAAGATTCATAATCATTTGATGTTACTGCTCTGTTCTGTGAAGCATATATTCTTCCGGAGTATTTTTTAACAGATTCGATTGATTCAATGTCTTCTCCCCCAGATGAAATTAAACCAGTTGTTAATAAAGAAATTCCTGAAGTAATATTTTCGTTATTGGAAGATTTTAATAACCCAGAAAAAGAAAATTGAGAGATTCCATTTCCAGATTCGCCATTGGACACAATATATGAAACCTCTATCTCATCATTATTCTGCAAAGATTCTCCAAAAATACCATCTCCAAAAATTATTTCATATCTTTCATCATCTACTTCTTGTATAAAAAATACTTTAGAGTTTTTATCTATTTCTAAAATATTTTTATGAAGGATATAGTTTGATTTAACTCCAGATCTCTCTACAGATACTGAAAGTAACTCAGTATCAATACCGGGGTTTGGTAAAATAAATCTCTGATTTAAGTTATTCGTATTATATGTAAATTTATTGGTGACTAAAGAACCTTCATAGATTTTTATATCATCAAAAGATGCTACTCCATTTAGAACTGGTTTTGTAATGTTCTCTAATATGGAAAATACAAATGATTGATTTGAAAAACTTTTTGAACTGGTGGATATTATTCCCTTATTAAGAGTCACAAAAGAACTCTGTAAATCTGAATTTGAAAAATCTACAAAAAAACTTACGGTCGCTCTTGCAGATTTTCTAGATCTAGGTATATACCCTATATTTCTAGCAAGAGAAATAACATTTTCCCTTAATGTAGCACTATCAATAAAAACCTCATTTGCGACCATATTCGCATTATATGAGGTGATATAGGTATTATATGCTAATACGTCTAAAATTGTGGAAAGATTAGAACCTTCAAAATTATAATCAGTAAAATTTGAGTTTGACCTCAAATAATCTTTTAGTGTTGTTTTGATTTGATCAAAATCTAAATTTGAAAAATTTGTTAATGTCATTTATCTAGAAGGAAGTAATACAAATTCTAACTGTTGGGGTTGTACATCTGCACCAATAATTCTATAGATTATTGTGACATTAAATGAATTATTGTCATACTCTGGAACAACACTAACATCAATTAATTCAACTCTTGGTTCATAATTTTCAATAGAATTTTCTATTTCATCCTTAATTGTGGTAGATGTAAGATCATCAAGGTTTTCAAATAGTGATTTTTTTACTTGAGAACCAAAAGAAGGATTAAAAAATTTTTCTCCTGGTTGAGTAAGTACAATATTTCTCATAGAACGAGCAATCGCAGTTTCATTTTTAATTCCAATAAGATCATTATTCAGAGGATTAGTCTGAAATGACATACTTATATCTTTAAAACCACTACTTACTCGTTCTAAAGGCATATTAAATTTAAAATTTAATATTATTTATCATAGATTTTTTGATTCGTAAATGGGTTCCGTGCCATATTCCCAATCATCATAATCATTATCATTTCTAATTTTTGAATGAATGTCGTTTTGATGATAAAAATCGTGTTTTTTCGGTGTCAAATCATCATTTGCAATCTCACGAAGCATTTTTTGAGGTGCAATTTTAGATTCCCAACCATATTCAGATGACAAATACCGAGTTCCCCATTGAGAGCTCATAAAATTTTGATCTTTATCGACTTGTTTAGTCATTTTTTGCTCCTGATACTTTAGATCAGAACTTTTTACGGGGTTTCTATCCCGTTATGTTCAAAAATCGATATAAAAACCTTTTCTAAGATAATCTTGGTCCTCTATAAAAGTTAAATTTTCTATTTTCTTAACGTTTTCTTCTTTCCAAACTGGAATTGCAATTGAATTTCCATATCTAAAATCAGGATTTCTCCTGAAATGAACTTCAATTAGTTTATTATCTATGAATTCACAGTTTATCCAGTCATAGTTTCCTTTAATTTTGTTTAAAACAACAGGAAACTCTATATTTTTTTCTATCTTATACCATTTATTCCACTTGTAAAGAGGATCTTCTGTATTTTTTTCACCAACAACTACTAATGAAGATTTTTTCTGATAGAAATCCACACTTAAATGTGTTCCATTGAAGATTTCACACCAAAATTCTGCCGGATGTAGATGATCCGTTTCTTTTTCCAACCATTCTATACGAGAAAAACGTCCCATACCAAGTAAATTAATACTAGGTCGGACTATATAATACCCAGAAAAAGGAACAGGCACCCCTGCAGGTCCGCAGAGATGCCCTAGAATATGATTTAAAAAGAGTTTGTTATATACCCAAAGATCTTCATTATGAATATGTTTCCATTCTTCGTAACAATCTAGTGGATACATAGTCTTTTTAACTATTTAACCTTTACCCTGACCCCTATATTTTTTCTTACGTCCATTACGAGAAGTTGCACTGAGTAATGTGCGAGCAGAACGACCTTGACGTGTTTTCTTAGGCGCTCCGGATTCAAATTCCTTTTTATTCATTGCCATTTTAGATTTCCTCCAATTCTATAAGTTCTGGATCAATTAGTTCTCCCGAGAAAAAAGATTCTGAGAAGTCCTGTAGAATCTCACTACATTCTTCTGCAGTGAGATTTGTATAAATTTTACGCCCTTTGTAAAGGACATTGTAAAGTTTATTCATTAGATAATACGAGTTTTCTCATGACCAACTCTAATACGAGGATCGCACCAGATTTTGTATCCCTTATCAATAGCATCAAGACAGAAAGAAACATCTTCTCCACACATATCTTGAACTGCGCCTGACTCAAAGACTTGCATCTTTGGAGCAAACCAAGGATACTCAAGATTCTCAAAAACTCCTTTCTTAATCAATACCCAACCAAAACCAGTGTAATCAACTGTAAATGGCTTCTTACGCTTTGTGATAGACTCTACAGTTTCGTGATTCATGACTCCACCATTCTTGCGGAAATCATCTTCTTCCAACCAGTGTGCGACAGAAGTTGTGTGTCCATCTTCAGTTGCATACCAACCAGCAACTACTTCACGATTTTCTCCTTCTTCATTCAAAGCAAGATCACAGAGTTGCCAGAATTTGTTAGAATCAAAGACAATATCCGAGTCAATCCAAAGTTGATAATCATATTCAAGTTTTCCGTCCCAAGGAATTTGTTTTGGTCCCCTTAGAACATTTGCTCCAAGACATTTGCATCGCGCAAAATTAACCATTGATGAATAATCCTGGGAGATCTGAATGCTCATTCCATTCTGTACAATATCAAAACAAAGTTGTACAAATGCTTTCAAAAAAATAAAAGAACATCCTCGACCGGGCAAACAAAAAACAATCGATTTTCCTCGCATCCTTTCTTTAATAGCATCATAATCCCACTCTTGAGATGCGGGTTTTGGTGCTGCCGCTTTAACAGTAAATCCTTTTGCCATAAAAAATAAAACCTTCAGTTCAATTTTAACAGTCTATATATGCAGTTGTCAATGTGAAGAGTTTAAACTCATTTCTTTCTGAAAAATCAATTCCTCATAGGATAAGTCTTCTATAACATAGTCAGTTTTCATAATTCCTACCATATTATTAATGGTGCTCCAAGTTGTTTCGAATTCATCCTCTTTGATAGAATGAAATAAACACTTATCTTTTGCGTAGATGTGATATATTTTTTCTGTTTGCATAAAAAATTTTTTACGAAATTTTTTTATGGTAAAATTATTTTACCAGTGCATTATATATCAGACTAATCAAAATACCAAGAGATGTTAATGAAATTCTACTCATTTGCTTTGGATATCTGATTATCCATCCTGCAAGTATCACTCTCCAAAAATTCCAATATGGCGCTGATTTTTTCATCTCTTCTTTCTTTTTGAGGATGCTCTTTTTTGAGCAGGAGTTCTGAAGATACCAGTTGCGCAATTTTTCTTTTTCTTGTGCTTACCTCCGAAGATTCCCCATCCGTGGCAATTTGCTTTTCTTTTTGGAGACATTTTTTTATGGAAAAATTTTTTTTATGAGAGTGATAGATAGGTCGAAAAAGACATACAGTGTAGGTTAGGGTAGTGGGGCGTTTTTATATACGGGGCAACGCCCGATATAAACAATAACAAATAACATAAAATCGCTGGTATAACGAATAAACAACTGACAACGAATAACTAATACTTATTCGTGTTGTTTATACTAACTGCCCCCAAATCACTGATGTATTAGAATAAAACAACGCAGTTCTTATTACTTAAGTACGAAAAAACACTACTTATATAATAAGAACTGCCTATTCTTTATACGAACTGCCGCCAATTAACGACGAATAGTAATAAGTATAAAGAATTAAGTTGTCCAGAAAGATAAAAACAATCAGACAAAGTAATAATAATAAACGAAACATCTATCAGACGATGTTTCTTACCCCACGAAAGTATAATACAACGAAGGAAAGTTGTATTGTATTATGAATCACCAGGGCGCATTGAGATCTTCTACATAACTCTTCACTGATTCTTTACTGTCTAACCCGAACAGTTTCTTCCAGTTAATCTGATGAGGATTGAAATCCTCATTTACGTTTAATTCAAGAGTGATACGATACTTATTCTTTTGTGCCTTGGGAGAAGAAATTGCCATAAGTTAAAGAACCGAAAGAACGAATAAACTCTACTGGTTAATTCTATCAGACCTTGCAGTACCCGTCAAGTATTGCCCCCACAACGAACTTGAATTATAAACGAATCTTTTCTTCTTATGATTGCTTTGAGTTTCTGATAAGTTCGAATCTCTATACGAATCTTATCTAATCACGAATGAACTTTTGAGTTCTTTATTATCAGTGCTTCTTAAGAATAAGTTTCTATACGAATCTTACCTAATCACGAATGAGTTTTTAATTCATGCTTCTCATCAGTGCTTGTATCTTTATTGCTGATACGCATCTTACCTAATCACGAAACAATTATAAGTTGATACTATAAAACCTTCCCGACATCTTTAGAAATTCGCATAGGAATCTAAAGCAGGAATTCTGTGCTTTTATTGGGTTTCGGTGAGTATTCAGTTTTGATAATCTCTCTCATGATTCATTCGGCACATCGAGAAACCTATAGTTAAACTCTGTTCGCCTGATAATATGAGTGTTCAAAAGTGGGTTTTTATTAACTCTTCGCTTCTGTGGCGATTTGACTTTTGACCCCGTAGGAAAGTTCAAATTCGCAATATGAATCGAATTGTTATGTTTATTTATACAAGTTCTTGCTGTTTTTTGAAGTTCTATCCTGTGCTGATTTAATAGCAAAAAACAGGCACTTCAGTACTCTGACCCCTAAATGAGTTTATAAGTGCCTTGGAGGGGCATACAGAAGTGTCTGGTGGCGTTTTATTCTAATGTCTGGGGAGTGCTTATACCTTGTGCCGGTTTTTGAAGTGTCCTGGGGGTATTGACAAAACAGTGCTGATGTGTTATAATACGCGGGCCAAGATCACTACAAGAACTGACATTTATAAGGTATTAAAAACACAAGACTTGAGCACATTTAATTGACTATAAAACACAAGGTCTAGAGGCATTTATCAAACAAATGTAAGCAAATACAAACAATTCATTATGATTTTTTAATACATTTTTTAATGCATCACTTTACACAAACTCCATCATATAATAATCAACAGTAATCTCCAACTCTGCTGCTTTCCTTTCTAATTCCATTGCATATTCATCAGCATACATTTCATCGTCGTGCTGACAAAAAAGATCCAGTGTAGAATCGTTCATAAAAGTCATTTGTTCAGGTTGATGAGTTCTTTTTGAATAGTCAGTACATCATAAATATCATCTACATCAGCAAGATCAACTGGTGCAAATTCAGAAAGATTTACAGTATTATCTTTATAAATGGGAGCATAATACAATTCATTCTCATTTGGATCAAGAGCATAAACACAACCGTGATCTTGTTTTTGAAGAATAATCATTTCAGTGAGTTCAGGATAATCAGGAGTTCTTTACTGTTAATTGCTTTTGACAGCAAATTGATTTTAGTCTTATGTTTCATTTTAATGTAAGAGAATCAAAAGTGATAAAAGTAAGTTCAGTTAAAACATCATCATCAACTGGACCAAGTTTATCATGAATTGCATCTGAAATCAATTCATACATTGTCGAAACATAGCGATCATTATATCGAATATAATCAAGCACTTCTGATTTAAGTGCATCAGACAAGTTGTGAAGTGTTTGAGTTGAAAGTGTCATTGGTAAAAATTAGGCACCCAGAGAAGTTCTACTGATTCATTATGTTGTTGAAATACTTCTTGCCATTCCATAAAAATAGCACTTGCATTTGACCTATTCTTTTTCTTCTTGCTCTTCGTCAGTTTAATCATTCGCTTTTCCATCTGCAGAAGAGTGTTTTCTGCTTGAAGATTCAGTTGTTCTTTGTTCATTTTGTTTTTACGATTTTAGCAGGGGAACCACAAGAGCGATAAAAATCTACCATTCTCTGTGCTTCTTCAACATCAGGAAATGATTGAAATCTCCACTCACAATCGTTATAAGGGACTTGATAAGTAATTTGAACTTGCTTTTGAATATACATACTCACTTGCTTGCAATCAGTGTTTTTACTTCATCAAAAGACTTACATTGTCCTGCTTTGATTGCATTGATAATGCTAGTCGTAATCATACCACACTGATGATTTGCATTACAAATCGCATAGACAGGAGTGCGATCTTGAATGTCGAAAGTGGTTTTGATCAGCATTGTTTGTTTTTATGTGGGACAGATGAAAGAGAAGAAAGACTTATTGATAGAAGCGATTATGAATTTCATCTCGCAGACTTTTCAGTTTGCGAACATCAGAAATATATGCTACATCGGGATGATAATGATCTTCAAAACTTGCATATCCAAGAACATCAACAATGTCCTGAACAGTCAAATCACCGTGCTCGCGCAACTCACATTCATCAAACTGATTAAAGTAGCGAGTCAGAAAGAACAGAGCATCAGAGTAGATAGTTTCAGTGAGAGTTTGAGTCATTGTTGTTAAGAAAGAAAAAGGAAGGAAGGAAGGAAAGAACTACACAAGAGAAAGTGCATCTTTCTTTTGCTTGGGATTGGAAACTTGCTTTACCCAAGCAGACTTGCGATTCTTAACAATTTGAGAAGGAAGTTTAGTCTTACCCTGAACCTCATTGATCAGAGAAATGAATTGAAGAAAGAATTGCTTTTCCATTCGTTGAGCAGTGGTCATCTTAATTCAAATAAACAATGGGTCTTGGGTGGGACAGGCACCCCCGCTCCCTCCACCCTCTTAATATAGCACCTTTTGGGCGCTGTGCTCTTTTAGTGTGCCACCTCTACAAGTGGCACAAGGGGTCTGCGACTCACCTTGAGATAAATTATGATAAACTCAGATGATGGATTGATAGATTGGACCATACTTTCCAAAAATGGTTTTGAATCGATCTAGTCTTTTTCCTAGATAAACAACTGCAGATTGAAATGGTGCTGCACTCTTTCCTTCACCAAACTTCAATCTTCGATTCACTCCAATCCAAGGATATGAAGATACTGATTTCCACCAAGTTGTTGATACATCTAACTTAATGAGAAGTATCATTTCTTCACTATTCCCAATTTCATATTGCCTTACTGCATAAGGAATCCATTCTTTACTATTACTGTAAGGATGATTCATAAACACCGTTTTTGCAATCCAATCGTGTGATAATCCATTTGTACTTTCAGTGAAAACTTGTTTTGCAGGCACATTTGGATTTTGTTCA